GGAAATTTCTCCAGTTTGTACAAGTGAAGGATCGTCAATTGTTCTCCAATTTCTATAATTATAGTCGGCTGTAAGGAGATTATTATTTAAATCGTATATGAAAAACTCAATTTTACTACCTTCGGGATTGAATAAACTATCAATTTCAAATGAGGGTATAATAGCATCATCCTTAGGAGAAAAGACTTGGGGTTGTAAGGTATTGGGATCTATTTGTAAAACTTCAGCCATATTCTATTAAATTTGGGTAGCGGCGTTTTGTAGAGCAGTTACATTTGCTTCAGCTTGTAAAACTTTTTGTTGTAAATCTAAATTGGTTTGGTCCTTTTCTAAAAGTTCAGTTCTTAAAGCAGTAATTTCTTCAAGCAAAACTTGTATATCATCGTTTATTTGGTCAAAATTAACATATTCCCCACTTTCTTTAATTAAAAATGTATGGGAATTTGTTTCTCCCTCCTTTGGAATTTCATAAAATAAATCAGTATACATTTCAAAAAACTCATCCACTGTTGGGTCTGGAGTAGGTTCTTGATCTGGTTTTACTAATTGAGAAAACTCAGTGTCAACAGATTGATTGAATTTTCTCTTATCAAATACAGTTCTATTTAGTTTTATATTAGCCATTTGATACTTTGAATATTAAATTTTCATCATAAACTGTAGTTGAACCACCAACTGTGGCTTTAACCATTATTTTGTAATATCTTTCTGGTTCTAATCCATCCATATATATATCAAAATAGCTTGATTCTGAGTCTGAGCTTATTTTTGTGTATGAAGAATCAAAATCTATTACATATTCGTTTGTATCTAAATCTTGTATAGCATATAAAGATGTTGTTTCAGGTAGATAATAATTTGTAGTATAAACTGAAGATGTTGTAAATGTTCTTGTCGGGAATTGTGGTCGAACATTAAGTCTAAATCTTTGTATACTTTCAGAATAATATACTCCTTGATTATTATTAAATGAAATATAATAATTACTATCACTAATTATAGAATTAGTTGAAGATCCTGTTGAAAAGGAATAATCGTCCCATCTAAATTCTAGTTGTGGTGGATATATTGTATGAGTATCAACTGAAAAATATTTGAATATTTGAGCTTGAGCTGAGTTTTGTACAAATTCTGCAGAGTTAGGTTGTTTAACTATAAACCCATTATTTGAAATACTACCACTATACCATGCTAAAACAGTATCTTTGACATCCATTTCAATATCTGTTGTTTTTTGATATTCAAAGGATTGGGATGAACCAGAAACTGTATACCAAACACCCCCTCCTTGATTTGTTGCAGGGAAAGATGCAGTTACATTAGTAGCATATCCACTACCCGTCCATTCTGATGAACCTGAATTTGCTGAGTATTTCCAACTACATCCATTTTTAATTTGTGGTGAATCAAGATATTTTCCTGATCCCATATCCCAACTTCCTGAGATAGGATGTGCTTCTAAAGATGCAGTCAAGTTTAAAGATGAAACATTAGCTGTAAATATTCGAAGGTATGGTGTAAAAGCAGCTCCATCTATTTTATTATCAACTATATTTGTAATTTCAGATGAATCAAACTGAACTAACATTCTACTTGTTTGGGGTACAACATCTGTACCAATATTAAAAGTAGATGCTTCAATAATTTCATCTAACCCAGTATTCATCTCGGCATATTGAGAATAAAGTGTTGCATCTTTAGTTGGAAATATTTTATATACTGCCATATTATTTTATTTATAAAGGTACTACTCTACCTTGAATATCTGTATTTGGGTATTTTAATTCAAAAATCATTGGGTCAATTGACGGGTAAACTACATTATTTATTGTAGCTCCTTTAACATCATATGCATAGTCACTATATCCAATTGAATTCCCTGTTTTATTTTTTACTACTATATTTTGTATTGTTTGTACACCTTCTACTTTATCTAACATAACATATAAATCTTTTAAGATAATTGGCTGGTTAATCTGCCATTTATCTATTTGGAAGTGGTTTTGTAGAGCTATAATACAATTTTGTAGTACTTCATTATTGTTGTAGTTAGGTAAAACTATAATGTCAAAATCAACAACAATGTTTATTATAAAAGCATCTTTTATCTTAACAGAATCGTTTATAATTCGATATTCAGACAAATATGTTTTTAAGTTTTGTTTTAGAGCTGTAGAAGCTGTGTTGAGATATTTGTTAGAATCATATCCTAAAACATATAAATCTACAACAGCAGGTACTTCACCCATACTTAAATCTTCTAATTTTTGTGGGGCCGCATATGCTTTAGCTATAGCTCCTAAATTTGAAGGCATACTTAATGCTCTTATTAGATAATCATCTTGAGTTACAGTACGTAATTGATTTTGAAAATTACCTAATGAATTTTGTCTTAATTCGTTTATATCATCTCCATCACTACCACCAGCAGCTGCTTTTGGATTATTTACTGCTACTGAATCAAATGTAGTTTGAGATAAGGGATCACTACCTGGATTGGTGTTGATGAATGTAATACCTGATGTATTAATTGTAGTTAAATCGTTTGCAGGTACATTTGCATAAACACCTCCCCCTGTTAAATATCTTACTGTTAAAGTAGTATTTGAAGGTGAGATACCATAAGTATCTGTAAATACAAAATTTGTTGGACTATATGCTGTTGTCATTTTATCCTTCTCAAAGGGTAAACCAATACCTACATTATCAGGATTAGGCATTATTTCTTCATCGTTGTCAGCTACTGTTCCTGCTCCAAATTGTATTTGAAGAGTGGTTGTATTTAAGAAACGTGAAGCAAATCTTCGTTGTACTTTTTTGAGTTTTAGAAGATAAGGTACATCTGTATCTGTATAATAATTTGGATCGTTTGTATTTGTGTTTCTTATATTATCGTAAATAGTTTCTTGAGCTAAATGTGGTACTTCATACCAAATATTTCCATCACTATCCGTAATATCTAAAATACCAATAATATTATTTGCTGTTAAATCTACGGTTTGGAAACGTTGTGGTGAACCAAATGTAAATGTTGTTGAGTTAATGGTAGCAGATATTGCTTTTCTTGTCTTTTTTAATAAATAAGATGTTGGGGTTGTTCCTGAGGTTTCATATATAGTAACTGTAGTTGGGTCTAAAGCATTTGAATATGAAAAATCAATTTTATCTTGCATTAAAAATGTAATGGAAGAGTTTGATGTAGATGTTATAGCTGTATTTTCTGCTATTTGTAAAGCATAATCGTAATCAGGTATTTCATTACCTGTTGAAATATCAGTTACTGCAGGTACAGTTTGGAATACCTCAACTTCAACAGTAGCCGCCGTAGTTACTTTCGGAGAATACCCGAGAAGATACGCCAAATTATACAAGTTCTCTGTTTGTCTAGCGTATTGTATGAAAGTTTCTTGTACTTGGTTATCTAGGTAAAATGATAAAACATCACCAACATATGATGCCATTTCCATAAATAACATTCCAGTAGAAGCTGGAGTGAAATCAGTATATGTAGTTGGGAAATATGTTTTAGAAAACTCAACTAGTTCGCTTTTAAAACTATCAAAATCCCTATTTAAGTATTTTACGTCTCTTTTATCAGCCATTAGTTAAAAGTAAGTTCTACTGTATCTGATGTATTAAAATTAGATACAAAATATGTTATTGAAATTTTTATTTTATTGTATTCTTCACTTCCCAATACTTTTAAGTCTTGTAGAGTTACCATTGGGAAATATGTTTTAAGATCATCTTTAATTTTCATTTCCAGTGTTTCAAATGTGTTTGAATCGATAGCTTCAAAAAGATATTGTCTTAAATTTGCTCCAAAATTTGGATTTAATGGTCTTTCTCCTCTATTAGTTAAAAACCAATTTATTATATTTGACTTAACTGCTTGTGTATTAGCATATACTGGATTGAATACTGCAGGTGCAGACATTGGGAAATCAAAACTTACAGCCGTAGAAGGATTGTTACCTCCGGGTGTAAAGGGGGCTGTATTAGTTTGGATTGGATTTGGTATTTGGTAAGCCATTATTTCCCTGACATTAAGTTTGCGATTTGATTCATACTTACTTCACCTGGTGGTAAAGATGAACCTTCACCTGTTGTATTACCTCCAACTCCTGGGTTATAATCTTGTTGAGAATGTAGTGCAGGTTGATTGGGGTTTACTAAATTTGCTATATTTTCTGTTGTGAAATTAAAATTAGGTTTTGGCATCTTTTCTCTTAAAGATTCTTTTAGTCCCAATTTATCAACATTAGGTGTTGGGGATGTTCTTTGTTCTTTCAAAACCTCTAATAAAGAACTAA